GAGAATTTATATGCATCACTATGCTTTTGAAATAAACCGGGAAAAGAATTATCCTCTTGATAGAATGATGATTGATGAGAGAATTTTGGTAATTCTACTATATTTTTATTTATATTTGCAATTGCCACCTCTTCTATACTTGAACCAGACATATTTATCTCTGCAGATTGCAATTCATCTGATTGTATATTATCTATCTCAGTATTTAGCTCTGTATAGTCTACTGGTGCTAGGGGCATTCCCGCGGGAGTATAATCTATCTCCTCCCATTCATATCTTTCTACCTTCTTAACCATTTTATGCTACTACCTCAAAGTGGTCTTTATTATCAAAATATTCTACGCTACCCGTGAATGTTCTGCTATTGACCTTTAAAACTGGTTTATATATTCTACCTCTTTCGAGTGAAGACATTTTTATATCAAAATACATACTTGTATCATCTGCAGAAAGTTTTGTGTATGTTTCATCTAATTGTATAATTTCTTCATCTGTCTTTACATCAACTATACTATAAAATGCAGAACCAGATGAAAATGTCTTTACAGTATCTGCTATAGATGCAGTTGAGTATGATGATGTTGGAAATGTCTCTCTAACTACTGGCCTAAATCTTATAGTTGCATTCTTATCATACTTTCCAGAATTACCTAAATAATATATAGTTGATTGATTAGTCCCCATCACCTTTAGATTTGTACCATAATTTGTTGCAGAACCAGTTCCACTACTTCCCGACCATGTACTATCATCATATTTAAGAACTATTCTTGGATAATATATTGTATTTGTGTGTCTAGAAAAATACTTTATAGAGCCCAACACATCTGTTCCAGTTTCAGTTACATGTTTAAGTATTATACCATTATTTGTAATATTGCTGGCAGTAAAGTGGCCCCATAAATTTGTTATATTAATATTTAAATCATAGAATTGAGAATCGTATAAATTTGAAGCCTCAACATCTTTTTGTGTTGATACACTTCCACTATTACTACCAGTAAACCATGTGGCTCCCCCAACAGAATATTGAGATGCAGATGCTATTCCACTTACAACTGCGGCTGACCATGTTGCTTGAGTTGAGACAGTTTTATATTTCCAAGATGCACCTGCAGTACTATTATTTACTGGGTTATCAAAATATTTACCCTCTCCTTCACTCCAAGCTTGAGATAATACATAGGTTCCTACAGTTATTGTCTGTGCCTTTAGGCCTTCAATATTTGATGCAAACATTCTTAGGTTAACTTGATTATAGTTATCACTTGTAGTATCAAATCCTAACATCATTCTAGATACTTGATTAGTTGTCATTCCCCATTCTGAGGATTCCCTTTTAGCTAATTCTAATATCTCATCCTTACCAGAATTAAGAGTATCATTCCATTCATACAGTGTATCATTTTTTTTAAGTTTTACAATTGTTATCATAATCTAATCCTAATAATTTACAACTCTTCCTATTATATTTTTTTCTGGATATTTTAACTCAAATATACTAGGGTCTAATGAGGGATATATCATCTCTTCTCTTGTTGCTTCATTCATATCATATTTATTACCAGAATATCCTTCTGATGCCCTCCATTTATTTTGATATCTAACATCAATAACTGATTGTACACCTTCTATGTTAGCTATATCTAATATTATATCCTTTTTAATTATCGGTTTTCCAAAATTCATCTTACCTATTAAAAACCGCTCCTTTAATTTACTTATACAACTTAATAAAACCTTATTTGAATTAAATGAAGGTAATACAACTATATCAAAGAATATACCAAAATTAATTATATATCCGTCTTTTATATTGATTGCATCTGTCAACATTCTATATTGGGATAAATAATTTCTTAAATTTAATTTTGTTGCATTATTTATTGTTGTTAGATGTCTATTGATATCTTCACCTAATATATATAGATTAACTGCTAATGGATTCTTTATCTCCTCTTGTGATTGTGCATTTAATTGCTGGTCTTGTAATACAAAAGCTTTTGAGATGCTACCAAATCTTTGTGGCATTGACATAGCTCTTAGCATATAATCATCTTTTGTCACAATTCTTTTTTGAGTTGAAAAGTGTGCTAATGCATTTCTTTTAACCTCTTCAACTGTTTCTGCTCCTGAACCCCCTGTTGCTGGTTCTTGGTTTATTACTGCAAGTGAAGCTTTTACTACAGCTACAGTTGATGAGTCTAAACCTGTTTCGTCCATTTGTAATACAGTACTACCTACTGAAGTTATTTGCTTAGAACCCACATTACTTGAAACACCTTTTCCAACTCTATATGTCACAGTTAATGTTGTATTTGATGGGGCCAATCCATATGTCTTAGTATATAAAAAGTTTGATGGGTCAAAACCTCTATCTATATTTGACTTTTCACCTGGTAGTGATGTCCCTAAATTAGATGAATTTGGTAAGACTCTTTCATCTGAAAGGGATGATATGCCTGAACCAAAATGAAGCTTCATTTTACCATCAGCTGTAGTTGCTGTCTTATATCTTCTTGGTGTTGTTAGCATACTTAAAATTTTTGGAGTCTGTTCTTTATATGTTGATAGCTGTGGGTCAAATGACCATGTATTTGTGTCTTCCTTAAATACTGTATCTTGTGCTAAAGTATCTACTTCATACCATGTATTGCCATCAGTATCTGTTATTGAGTCTATTGTAATTACATTAGAGTCCTTTATTGTCACTGATTCATTTGGCTTTGAACTCCCAAAAGTAAATGACACAGACCTTAATTCACCATGTTCTGCAGGTACAGTCTTTTTTAATAAATAATATTCTGGTTGCCCTGTTGTTTGATTTATCTGATATACACTTATTGCTGTTGGAGAATATGAACTAGAATGTGCAAAGTCAACCTGTTCTATTGTTCTAAAGCTTATACCATTAGTTGAAGTTGCACCTGCATCTGAGTTTACTGTCATACAATATCTAAAGTCTGGTCTTGAGCTTGCACCAGAACCTACTGCGGGTACAAGTTGATACATCTCTAATTCTACAGTTGCTGGTGTTGATAGTCTAGGTTTGTATCCGTATGCTTGTGCAATTGCATATACATTTTTTTGCTCTTGAGCTCTATCTAATAGTGTCTCTTTCATCGAATAGTCGGTGTAAAATGATAATGTATCACCTACGTATGATGCCATTTCTATGAACATCATACCAGGAGAAGCTTCACTAAAATCATTATATGTATTTGGAAAATATGTCTTTGCAAATTCTATTAATGAAGACTTATAGTCATCAAAATCTTTACTTAAATATCTTACATCTTTTTCTGCCATTATGCTGCTCCAGTTGTTATTTCTAATATTTCATTTATATCGTATTCTATTACTGAAAAACCTAATGCAATATGTATTTTGTGCTCACCTTGGTTTATTTCTAAGAATTCAATTTTTGCAAGTGGCATATACTTATCGAATGCCTTTTGTATGCTTTCTCTTATTTTTGGTTCTAAATCTACTGTATTTTGCTCAAATAATAGACTATAAATGTTAGTGCCAAATTCTGGGTTCATTGGTCTCTCACCCTTATTTGTTAATATTAAATTTCTAACATTACTTATAACTTGGTCCTTTGTTAGGTATGATAATTTAAAAAGACTATTTCCACTATTTACTGGTGGTGTTCCACCCAAGTTTGAATCAGTTGGTGAACTATCATATCCTTCACTTGAATTTGTATTTCCACCAAATGGAAGTAATATACCTATAGCCCTATCTTGATTTAAGTCTATCGGATTTATCAACTTAGTATCAACAGCATCTCTTCCTCTTGAAAAGTTTGCTTTTACTGAAGTCTTACCTGTATATGTATTGTTCTCTAATAGTGCCATTATTTCTTCTTAAATTTTTTAACTAATTCTGTATAGTCTCTTGTTAGTGCTTTTTCTGTAGCTTTTCCTATTTCTGTATTTGCTAGGTCTGGGGGTATCATACTATCTACTGTTCCTTGCTTTCCATCTTGCATTTGCATAAATTTACTCCTAATATCTCCAGAGTCAAGCTTTTTCATTGTTTTATAACTACCATCATTTGCAGTTGCATTTAATGCCTCATTTAAAGAGTTATTTTTTGTATAACTTACATCAGTGGCAGAAAATTGTTTTATCATTTCATTTTGAGCCTTTTGTGCTTTATTAGTATTATCACCAAAAATCTCAACAAGTTGTTTTTCAACTTCCTGTTGTACAATTTCTCTGATGATTTTTGATAACTTTGATTTTGTCTTAGACATGTTTTACTCCTATCTATATATAAATATAAACTTTATTACTTTATTGTTTCATTTTTATAAGGTTGTTTTTAATCATATTAAGTTGTGCAAGATTAGTAGCTGGTAATGTTGGTCCTACACCTGTTTGATATGTTGCCGTACCTTGTGCTAAATTTACCATTTCATTAACTAAATTTTCAAATTCAGCCATTAATAAATCAAAATCTACCTTCCATGTACTTGTAGATATACCAACACCAGTACCTCCAGATAATAATACACTATCCTCTCTTGAGCTTATAATAATTCTATCTGACCTAATTATAATTTGACTATTTTCGAAATCATTTAATTTTGTATATACATCATTTAATTTTGATTCAATTTCGAAGTCTCCTACTGGAGTTTTTGACAATAAATATATTGAACTATCATCTGTATTTAGTATTTCATTGCCAATGCCCTCCTCTTCATCGTTATTACAGGCTATCATTATAGCGGGTTTATTTTCAGTTTTTTTAAATAATTTTCCTAAAAATGATTCTTCAGATGTTGTTGTAAATCTTATACTTTGACCTGCCCTACCTTCCAACATTACATCACCTTCTGTTAGGTCCATCCTCTTTGTTTTTCTTGGTGCACCAAAAATTCCAAAAAAGAAATTAGAATAACCAACTATTCGTGAAGCAAATTTTTCATGTATATTACTATCTTGATTTCCTCTGTAATTTACTACAGATGAATAAAAGAATTGACCCTTTAAACCTTTATGTACAACAACTACTTCACCTGGCATTGGTACACACTTAAAATAAGGGCTTATATTTGCTGCAGTTAACTCTCCTTCACCAGATCTATCCTTTTTCCCTAAATTGCTTTCTAGTAATGGTATACACTTTATTGTGTTAACACCCGTAAAGTCGGCATTATCTTCTCTTTGTTTTTCAAAATCACTAACACTTGCAAGAAAAATCATAGGAAGACTATTATCTGAACTAATGCTAGCCCTTTTTAATCCTCTAGTGATTTGAGACAAAGGATTGAATGCACCTAATGATTTAACCTTAAATCTACTCATTTTTTATTTTCTATACCTTCAGATTTTGCGAGCTCGTTAACAGTATCTAATAATTGTTTTTTCTCGTCTTCTGTTAAGAGTGGTGAGTCGGAATTTTTGTTTTCAACTCTTGCCATAGCTCTTTGAACAATTGCTGCCATCTTTACAAGGTGTTCATCATTCTTTACAGAAGCCTCCAAATATTCTTTGATTAGTGGTACTATTATTGTCGCATCTCCTGAATTCTTTATTAGGGGTTGCAAGTCTGCAATTAATAGCTTAATTTGTCTATCTTTTGTTTTGGAATTTATGTATATATCTTCCAACAGGCCTGAAAATGTCTTCCCTTTAAATATTTCCTTATTATCATCCATATTAATAATAAATATCAAATAATTTATATTCTACCTATTGATTTATACTCTTCCTGAATTCTTATATCGTTTAAATTTTTCTTGGAATTTGTCCTTTATGATATTAACCACCCTTGTTATATATTGAGTTTTGACATCAGACATTTCGCGAATCATTATATATATAGCCTTTTTATTAAAATTTTCTATATCCTTTCTTGTTTTGAATATATGTAATACAGCAAATAATATTTTTTTGTCCCTTTCCTTATTTACTAATTCATCTGTATGCTTTTCACACCATATTATAAATTGTTCCATAAACTCATCTAATTCAGACCTTTCCTTTTCTAATGCTATTTCATTCGTTACATTTCTTGACCTATCTATAAGAGTTATGTCTCTTTTTTGTTTCATTTTTTTATAGTTATTATTATTATGTAATATCAACCAATTTTTTGCAACTATACTAAAATATGAAAATGCCTTACCTTTATCTTCTGTAAACTTATTTAATTTTTCAAGTAGATGTACTATTACCTCGTGTTGGACCTCTCTTGTCGGATAATCAAAATAATAAAACTTAAATCTATGTATTAAATTCTCTGTAAGTTTCAAGAATGGCCAGTTTATATGCTCTTCCCATATTCTATTTCTTAATGAATATTTTGTTTCACTATTATATGCTATTATAGCGGCTTGTGTGTCCTCAGTAAAATATTGCTTCTTTGAACGGGGTCGTCCTCTTTTTCTCTTTTTGGGACCACTAGCTGCTTCTATTAACTCTCTTTGCTTTTTTAGCTCTAAGTTTCTATAGAACTCAAGTACGGGGCTTTTCAATTATTTGCTCCTATCTAATTTTTCTATTATATCTAATAATTGTTTAAATGTTTGACCTACTTCATCATCACTTTCAAATATCTTTTTTGAGTCTACTCTTTTCATGCCATCGTAAGTTTCTCTTATTGATATTCTTAATTGACCTATTTCATCTTCTAGCTCCAATATTGTGTCTTGTGCGCCTTCTACCTTTCTAAGTATATTCCAAGTTGTGTATGATAGTATTATTATAATTAATGATAGTATTATATATATGTATATATCCATTATTTTTCTCCAAATAGCTCATCAAATAACTTTGTCTTATCATTTTTAGGCTTTGATTCTTTTTTATACTTCCACTTTTCAAATTCTATTCTAGAAGCCATATGATCAGCATGATGCATGATAATTGGAAGGTTTGTTCTTAAACTTCTTTCTGGTAAGTATGATTTTAGATATGTTGTATTAGCCTCATCATATACACCATCATGAGTTAATATACCAATCATTTCATTTTGAGATACCTTAATTCCAAATTCTTGAAGCAACCACAAACTTCTATGTGGTACTGGCATATGAACTATATCTGGATTGTTTGTATAAATCTTACCCTGATTCTTTCTATGCCATTCACTAGGGTTTGGAATATAATATTCATTATTTAAATCTCCAACCTTTCCCAAGTCATGATTAAGTGCTACAAACATTAACTCTTCGTGAGTATAATTATCAGTATAAGCACCCATAATCTTCCATTGTTCATATAATATACCTGCGCACTTCATAACATTTAATACGTGGTCAACATATCCTCCAATAAATGAATTGTGAAAGTGTTCTATACCAGATGCTGGTGCCATCATTATTTGGTCTTGTAATTTTGAGTATAATTCTATTAATAAATCTTTCCTATCACTAGAAAAATTATTATTAATCTTTGCTAATAAATTATCCCAATTTTCTTTTAATTGTTCTGCTGTTAAATCCATATTACCCTATTTTGTCTATTATTCCTAATTCTAATGCCTCTTCGGCAGAAAGATATAAATCAGTTCTTGTATTCTCTTTCCACCATGCTGCATCTTTTTTTGTGTGTTCTTCTAATAATACTAAGCAATTATTTTCCATTCTTTTATATTGCTTTGCAGATGCTTGTATATCTGAACTTTTTCCTATATTAAAGGCGGAACCTTCATGCAACATTATTGTTGAATATTTACTGCACATTCTTGTACCAGTCCCACAAGTTAATATCATTGCTGCTGCACTCATTGCCTGACCCCTTACTATTACATTGACCTTTACCTTTAATGACTTTATAAAATCTATTATACCAAACATTTCAAATGTATTGCCACCAGTTGAGTTTACAACTAGATTAATTGGGTCATTTAAATTTTCTGGGGGTCTTTCTCTTAATATTGTTCTACATCTAGATACAAAATCAAATAAGCTAAATTCTCCAATCTCTCCTACAAGATATATTAAACTATCTTTAATACTTATACAGTGTGTTATTTCTGAATATAAATCTTCTGTATTTTGTACTTTTTGCTCTAATAGCTTTGAGTCTTCTATCCTTGGAAGTTTTTCATCGTATATACTTTTCATATTAACCTTTTAATAATTTCTTTGGTAAAACTTTTGACTTTTTTATACCTAATTGTTTTACTTCATAATGAAAGCCTTGATTTGTATTTATATTCATTACACCTACAAATTCTAATGCAGTCTCTTTACTATGAAATTCTAGTGGAGCTCCATCCTTATCTAACATTAAAACTGGTAATGTCTTCTTCTTTCCTACATCATTTGTGGTTGGATTGTAATGATACTTAATTATAATATAAAATTCACATATTTTTGCCATATAGTTTAATATAATAAAAAATTATGAAACTAAAAAATTTCCTTCGATATATTTTTCAATAACCTCTTGAGATATCTTACCATTTACTATTCTACTATAAAATTTAATCTCACGCATTATAACTTTTTTATCCTTTTTCCATCTTGCTTTTTCAAGTTGTTTTTTTAACTTATGTACTTGTACACTAGCCTTTCCTTTCAAATCATCTTTTTGTTTAGCTTTTAATCTTAGTCTTTCTTTTATCTTAGTTGGGGGCAATGTACCTTTTAATTCAATTTGCTCCTCACCCTTATGGAAAACTCTACCATCTTTGTGTATAAATTCTTTCATCCATCTCCAACCCCTATGAAAACCAGAAGGCTTATTTGATTTTATATCAGGTCCCCCAAACTGTTTATTCATAAATTCTCTAACACAATCTGTACAAGTAATTGCAGTTGCATCATTACCAACAACAGCCATTTGACCACAAGATTTACATTCCATATATTTATATAATGAATTCTTACTTTGATTCCACTTAGTACCTTTTCTGTACTCAATGGCATATTCTATGTTATCATTTTTTTTCAAAGTTTGTATCTCCCCTAAATATCTTGAATCCGTGTTTATCTTTTGTCATGCTTTTTTCTATCCACTCTTCAATTACTTTTAGTCTCTTTTCACTATTTTTTTCACCATAAATATTTTCATCTATATTGTCCCCTTTGGGTAGAGCTTCTTTAACTTCCTCAACTGTGTATGGTTTATTAAATTCTAATCCCTCGGGAATATCACATTCAAATCTTTCGGGTTCATGAGTTGCAACTTCTGTAATTTTTATTTTAGATTTTGGCTTTATTTGTGCGAAAGCAAAATTAGCTGCAACTACCATTGCTATTGCTAATGGGTCAAATACAAATACAATTAATAATAAAAACCAATTAACTACTGTACCCATATCTTTACCAGTTGTTTCTGCAAGGTATTTAAGTGGTCCTAATTCCCTTTGATTTTCATTATCTATTTCTAAATCTAATAATTGAGTATCAAGTGACATAATAGAATCTTGTGCCGCCTCTAACTTTATATTTATATTATCTCTATCCTCTATTGTTAATGCCAATTCTTTTTGTAATGCTTTTCTAGCAGATGTACTTGATGTTGTAATTACTTGGCCTGCATCTTCTGAATAATATGATACTTGAGTTGGATTAGATAATGATATTCTTAAATCAGAAATAGATTGATTTAATTGAGTCTTTTCAATTGTTAAATCTTCTTTATTCTCTACAAACCTAATTTGTTTAGTTTCTAATACCGCAAGTGATTTATCTAGAAATTCTGACTTAGTTGCTGTTTCTTGATAGGCTCCAGATAAGAATCCATATATACCACCACTAGTAATTATCATTAAAACAAATACTGCTATTGCTAAATAACTTCTTAACCATTTATTAATTGTGCCCCAATATTGATATAATAAAGATGCTACAATTAATTTAGCAAACTCTAATGAGCCAGCCATTATAATTACTTGCGTGCTGGCTCCTGCAAATAATTTACTTAAACCAAATACAGAATAAAACGCTGCCGAGCCAGATACAGCTAATGCAGACAATCCTATTAATAACGGAAAAAGTATTTTTTTCATTATCTTTCTAGTCCTATATAATAGCTTATTTTTTCATTTATATTTTGAATCTTATTAAGCTCTTTTCTAATAGTGCTAACATGAATATTATCGGTAGCAGATTTTAATATCATCTCTTCAACCCTTTTTACTTGCATTTCAAGTGTCTTTTGAAGTTGCGTAACCTCATCTTTATATTTCATTGCAGTCCATACTTGTGCCATAACTTTTTTCTCCTATTTTTTTTAATACATTATTGAGTGTATATCTCTATCATTGTGTGGGTTTTTAACTATTCTATAACTAATAACATCTATTCCCTCTTTTATTAATCTTAGCTTTATTCTTTCTATACTTTCAATATTATAAGAACTTAAAATAGTTTTATTTGTTCTTTCTAAATATGAAACTTTAATAGACTCAAATATATCACTACCCTTTTTTCTATCATTAATTATATTATATATATGTTTGGGCTCTGTTTTTTGTCTACTTTTTGGGGGTAATGATACATCAAAGAATTTAAGAAACGTATTCTTTTCATTTGATGTCATTGATAATAATCCTGTTATAAAATCATCTAATATGTCTTCAAATCTTTTTTCATTAAGAAAATCTTGATATGAAGGTAGTCCTTTTGTTGTAAGAATACCACCTCTTTTTTGTTGTCTATCATCATAAGATAAATCTTTCCATGCATCAAAATTTAAATTATGTATATTTCCAGACTTATTTTTTGTAAAATTATAAAAAGACTCCCTTAAATTATCATCATATATAAAGTTAATGTTTTCAATTAACTCTTTTTTTGATATTAAAAAAATCTTTTCTTTGCTCATAATAAAATTATTACCTCTTAAATATTACTCCACCCGAAGCTTAGACGGTATGCTTCCTCTACCGTTGGGTCTGGGTGCGTATTACGCAGCCATCGCCATTTCAACTGATTCGCCAGTTAACGTGACCTTCCTATATCCTTTTCTTGCTGTCAAATCCATAACACCCCCATATTGTTAAGTTTTCACTTTGGTGGAGGTGACGGGATTCGAACCCGTGTCCAAACAAGCAGCTAATATAAGTCTAGCGGTCATCATCTTTAAGCCTAATTAATTTTGCACACCTTTCATACCATTCCCTTTCTTCATAGTGTACAATTAACATATCTATTATATCATTAAAGTCAATTTTTTCAAACGGATTAAAGGGTAGTGCCATTCTATCAGCATTACTTTCTAATAGATCTTCACACTTAGCACCTCCTGTAATAATTTCATATGCATTATTCATTGCGTCCTCAACTAATTCAGCTTCATCTATATTATTTTCACCTTTAAATAAATTATCCATTGCTTCCATATTATTTTACCCTATATTAATAAATATCTATTTATCACTTAATAACTTTGTTATTCTTTTATGCTTATTAAATATTTTATTTATAGCTTTTAATTCTTTATTCAAAGGCTTGATTCCAGTTGATTGATACTTTGTCTTTATATTAAATATAAATTCCTTATCTAATTTGTATTCATCTATGTCAAAGTTTTTATGACCTTTGGAAAGTTTAATATTAATCTTAATTATGTCTAAAGCTAAGTCAATCTTTACTAAGATACCACTAGACTTATCTTCGTCTAATGATATTCTTAGATTCTCAAAAAAACCACTACTTAAATTATTACCACTATTTTTTCCAAGTGCCTTTAACTTTTTTGTTTGCTGGTCTTTTGAAATAAGCTTTCCGCCCATTTGAGCTAGCTTTCTTCTTACCTTTTTGTCCATTTCCGCCATTTCTTTTTTTTTCAAGTTCTTCCTTTAATAATTTATTCTTTAGTTGACTAGTTTGAAGAGATTGTTTTAACTCATTTAATTGTTTATTAATCTTTCTAATTAGTAATGCATAAATTATTAGTGCTATAGTAAATAAAATACTAGTTGCTATCATCTTTTTTTCTCCTATCTTTTAATCTGAATGGTGAGTTCCAACTTTTTTGCCAATCATACCCATTCTAGATGCTACATTAAATATATGTTTTGCATCTGTTAATGTTTCAATAATTTTATTAGCCTCAGTAAACGTAATGTCAAACTGACTTCCACCAATTAATAATTTACCAACTGTAGTTTGTGTAGCTGGAGGTATAATAACTTCTGAGTCTGTTAGTTTGAAGTCTATACCCGTCCATAATTTTCCATACTTTTCTGGAGTAAAGGGCTTCTTCTGATTGTGCTTAGTTGGTAATTTATTACCAGGCCCTGTTCTTGACTTCATTCTTTCATTTCTATTGAATCTTTTCATTTCATATTAGTACGTAAGGTGTACAAGCCGGTCTTAATGTTTATTAATAAATTCTTTTTGTTTTAGAATTGCCATCTCCAACTCGGATATGGACTTTGCATCTTTTGTTTTAATTTGCCTTGAACCGCTTTTACTAAAATTGGCTGGTATCATTTCCGTATTGCTGTTAAATGTTAAACTTCCTCCCGTTGCCTCTTTAATCCTTTCATCTGTCATTGATGAATAAATCATATAGCCTCTTGGATATCTATCACAAGGTACATGAATTGTATATTGAGGGCAACTATAATATGTTTTATCTCCAACACTATCTCCCATATAAGTTAATTCAGCAATCTTTCCTGTATGAGTACTACCATCAAAAAATTTAAATTTAACAGTGTCTCCTATCTTATGTGTATGCTTTCTTTTTTTTGCCATTGTATTTATTTTTAATTTAATATAATAATTTTCTGTCTAATAAAAAAATTTCTAATAGTTATTTTTCTATTAATTCCCATCTTTCGAAATAATTATCTACATTATCTCTCCATTGAATGTGAGGAGATGAGAGGTCCTTATATTCTTTTATATCTAATCTTCTCATATGATTAGCAATATATTGTTTAATAATCTTAGATGGTACAATATAAAAGTCTGGTCTATATCCCGGCTTTTTTAACTTAACAAAAATATAAAATAAATTTTTTATATCATTTTCTCTACATCTTTCTGCACCAATACTCCAAGAGCTATATCCAGGCCTGCTTGTTTTTACTTGAAATAATTTTGATTCATTTTTAGTATCATCATAAGCCATTATATCATATACAGGGTTATTCTTTAGACACCTTAATGAATTATAACCTAAACCAGCCAATTCAGCAAGTGCATAAAATTCACCTACTATTCCTACTTGACCTTTATCTAATTTATATACTTCTTCCATTTTTGAATATGTGTTTTATTACTGGGAATCTAAGTGAATACGTTCCAAGTTGATTTTTACTTTCCTCAAAGTATTGTACTGTAATTGTCTTGCCTAAGATTTTACTGTGGTCCTTACCAAATTCTTTTCTTTGGTCAAGAGAAAATCCAGAACCAACACCAACATCATTACCTTTATGTTTAACTGTAATTTGACTAAGACAATTAATAGTTTTTTCTACACCTTCCTCTACTATTCTAATGTCACCATTTGTTGCACCAGTGACTACATATTCAGCATCATGCATTGTTTTTACTTTCAAAATATCCCTAGACCTTTTGCCTTTATATGTAGTACTTTTTCTTAGCATAATACCTTCATAACCAGCATCATCAGCTTCCTTAGCCATCTTAAGCATGTGGTCTTCATCTCTTACTGGTACTTGTTCCAATAGTGTTAGATAGTCATAATACCCATCATGGGGAATTTCTACCTTTAACTCATCTAATCTTTCTGTTAGCGTAGCTTTAGAAGTTCCTGTATTAAATTCCTTTAATGAAAGATAATCAAAAACTACAAATTGGGGGTCCTCTATTGTATGATTCTTTCTTCTAATTTGTTTCATAATACCTTGAAAATCTTCATTACCGTTTCTATCCATTAAACAAATTTCTCCATCTAATACAAAATTTCCCGGCATCATCTTAACATCATCAACTACTTTCTGTAATGTTTCAAATTTCTTTCCTTGTCTAGAATATGCCTTGATACCATAATCATCTTTTACAATAATACATCTAACACCATCTAATTTTCTAGATGCATACCAGCTATCAGTTATAAAGTCACACATACCTGGTTCATACTTCTCAGCTAATGCTACATCAAATGTAGGAATACAATTTGGAATAACTTTATTAATCGTTCTTGTATTAGCTCTAAGTTTTAAGTCTTTATCTATTATACAAAATATTAAATCTTTATACTTAATATTTTTAACTATAAATCCGTTTACTAATCTAATTGCATCATGGCCAGTGGCATGTTTTGCAGCTAATAATTCAAGCATTTCAATCAAGTCACAATGTGTTGGCATAACCAAGTCAGCCCTTTTCTTACAAAGTGTGCTTGTTACGCCAAATTGTTTATATGGACTGTATGTATAGTGTAATATTAGCTGTATTATTGATGCATCACTGTGCAAAGCTAATATATTTTTCTTACTATTATTACTAGTAGTAGATTGCATTGTCTCTTGAAATTTTTTTATTATTTCTAAATCACTTGCACCTACATGTACACTAAATCCCTCCTTTCTACTGCCTTTTGTCTTATTCATTATCAATACTATTTTTAGTTAATCTATTTACAATATTGTTTGCAACTTGGTCAGTGTGCTGATTATCGTAGTCGTGTTTCTCCCAACCAAATCCAATCATCATGAATTGAGTTCTAGGAAGTAATCCTTCAAATGACATATAACTATATTGTTCATGTAATTGCCAATTTTGCATATTCTCTAATTCACCTTCAAATTCATTGTTAACATCACCAATAGTATAACCAGAACCATAACCAGAATAACAAACTCCTTTTTGAAGTTTAACAAGGTCAGAGTCATCACTAAGAAACTCCCAACTACTTTCCATTAATGATTCTTCATCATGAACTTTTTGTTTATTTAATAAAGTTTTCCAAGCTTGAAGAATATTCTCTTTCATCTCTTTTGCAACCATATTATTATGGTCATACATTTCTTTACTAAATGGTTTGGTAATTTGGATTCCGTACTTTTGTTCAGTAGGCTTTTTTGATCTTGACATATTTTATATTTTTAAATTATTATTTGTTATTTATTATTTATAATTTATAATTTTTTAATTTTAAATATTTGTATTATATTATTAATATCTTTAATTAATTAATTATATATAAATATAATCATTTTCTCGCAAGAAAAAAAATTTCTAACGTACTATTTTTGATGAGTTATTAACAAAGTTATTAACAACCTAAACTGTACCTAACAAGAATGCCACAACCATTACTGTAATATATACAGCATTTGATATGTCTATTTTTATTGTCTCCATATTAATATATAATAGTTATAGTATTCAAATCAATTAAATTAATGTTAAACATGTGTTAATTTTATGTTAACTAATTTCCTTATCTTGTTTAACTGGTATATCAGCACCTATTACCTCACCTATCTCAGACTTCTTAACTTCAGTAACTTCAAAGTCAATACTTGAACCTAAAAATAAACCATTAATTTTAGTTTCTACTCCTGTGACAGATGAATCTTCTACTAGATAAACCTCTCTTGTGTACCTTACACCTTTTCCAGTGTCAGTTGCAATTTTTACTTTTACTTGATAATACATATTTTTCTCCTTATTTAAATTAGTCGCGGGACAGTCCCACTTATTACTTTTCTTTCTTGCGCGTATGGCGATTTTTTATATCATTGCTATGACAAACAATAGTACCCATACTATTACTACTATTGCTAAAGTCTTTAAAGCAAACCTTTCGACTTGTTTTTGTCTATCACTCATATTAAAATCCTATTGCATCAATACCAGGTATTGGACACTTTACTATTTTTGATATAGGTCTATATTCTTCACCATCTGTTTCAAAGGTGTGAATAGTACTACCCTTACTTCCTTTTACCCAAATGGCTTTTATACCACCACCGTTATTTTCTACTATTCTTTTTATATAACCATGAGCATATTTTATTCTATCATATTCTACTGTTTGATTCATATACTCAATTATAACTGTATCACCACCTGGCTTTTTACTTAAGTAATTTGTACGGTATTTTTCACCGCAAAGATAACTTTCATTTTCCATAATTATTTAATTCTTTTATCTATCCATTTACTAATTTGTGTAGTGAAGTACATTCCAGCTGCAAACCCTACAACAAAGATTCCTATTATTGCAAATATTTCGTTTATCATAATAATTCCTTTTTACTCATTTTAACTACGTGTTCCAATATTTCAAGGCCAGAGATATCTCTAGTCTTTTCGTCCAAGTAAACAACACGCTTAATGCCTGCTTGGAGTATAAGTTTACAACATTCCGGACAAGGAGGAAGTGTCACATATAGTGTAGCCCCTTCACAGCTTGTACCATGTCTAGCACATTTAAGTATAGCATTGGCCTCTGCGTGGATAACTTTCCAATCTGTTTTATATTCTCCTGCCCCTTCAATACCATGAACGGGAGTCATTACTTCACATGTATTATCAAAGCCACTAGGCATACCATTATACCCATCGGATATAATCATCTTACCTTTAACAATAAGACTTCCAACTTTAGCTCTAGTACAATGAGATAAGTTAGCCCATTCAAGAGCCATCCTCATATATGCTACATCATATCTGTATTGTTTATAAGCTTTTCTCATATTTGCTGTAATATTTATATAGTTGATTACACAGTTTAAGGTAGTACTTAGGTGGGTTATAGTTAACATCATCAGTACAATGATTAATACATTCCTCTAAGTCTGATAGTATTTCATCAATAGTATATTCAGGCTTAACAGGGCACATAGTATACATATCATCATGTTGATGGCATACAAATATACATTCCTTTAATTGTCTTAGCCTAGCTAAGAATTGATTATAATGCTTTCTAAATCGTTTATCAGTTGGGACTTGTGTTATCCAATTATGGCCTTGTATCTCTTCGTCATCATCAACTAATGTCTGTAATGTTATATGACCTTCTCTAATTATAGTAGCCTGTTCCTTTATTAACCTTAACTGCTTTTGTTGTTCTGTTTCCATATTAGTATAATATAATAAAATTCCCCCAGATAAAAAAATTATCTAGCTATATTTTTACGTTTAACTTTATTCGTTCGTTTATCTATTACCACATATTGAGATTTATCAAAGTGGCTATCTACTTTCTTTATATAGTAATTCCTTCCCCTTGCTGG